GCCAATAGAGATGAGTCTTAGCATTTTGCTTCCATAGTAGGTCTTCATTATCATTTATGTCTTCAACGTCAACCATTCTACGAGTTAACATCCAGATTGCATCAGCATAACTAACTTGGGTAGGAACCCCCATCCACACCCCAGGATATAGGAGGCTCCTACCACCAAGTGTCATCTGCGGTATTGCTGTGATATTACGAACCCTCATACTGTCCCCCTTATGAGTGTTCCTGTCTACGCTGAAATAGTCACGGTGGCGTACATTGTCGATACTACCATCATCTTGGCGTTTCGAGTTCTGATGTTTCTAGTCCACTTGTCCACATTCCTATACGTCCCCTCGTGTGCATCACCTCGCGGAAGGAAATCCGCGTACATCAGTGGCATGGCCGCCAATGGAATGTACGGAGCAAACACATAACCAGTGTCGATAACTGATCTTGGGTACGTTCCCATGATCGCCATGTTGGTGTTGATGTATGGTGTTATGTACAAATCCCAGAAGCCAGTGCGCTCACCAAACAGTCTCACACCAGAAAGCTGTGGCCCAGGTGGGTTCATGCGCCCGATAGGTGTAAAGTCTGCACCCTTTTGCACATAACTTGCGACGTTGACGCCGCAAATGATCCAGTCAGCCTGACGGAACCTGTTGTTGTAGATCAGAACTTGGGCGTCGATGAAAGCGTGATGCAAAGTTTCATAGTGATCTTTTGCGAGTGTGGCAGCGGGAACAGTCCAAGCCCAAGGCACATTACCCGCACCCGCACCAGCGAGAATCTCATTGAGCATTCTGTGTTCAAGCTCTCGGAGAATCTCAGCACCAGCAGCAGATACCAATTCAGCACCAACATTAAGACCAAGAGCACCGCGAGCATCTTCCTCAACCTCAGTAGACCAGGTTGCAGCAAGCATATCCTTTGTAGCAGTAAGAGTTTCTGCTTCAACGGTCATCTTGATTCTGAGAGGTACTTCGTTCTCTTCGGTAAATGCGTAGTCACTGTCTGGGGCTGTGAGGTTGGTATTGGGTGTTACATCTTCCCTCAAAAAGTCAAGATAGAATACCTGCCCTGTTCCACCCGAACTAAATGGAAGGGGTTGAATCGAGGCAATCTTGGAAATAATGAGCTGTGGGAAAACGTCACGCACGATTGGTAGAGCATATCTGACCGGAAGCGTAACATCTGTGGTCATGGTCTGCTCAGACTTCATACCCATTGTGCTTGCGATTGACTGGTTCTCAAAGATGATAGCCATTTGACGCCAAAGTTTTCTGTCAATCGGTTTTAGAGGATGCTTTTTAGTACCCTCTCCCAAGAAGAACTCCCACTTGTCAATCAGTTGATCGACATATGCTTCCTGTGCGGCCTGATACTCTGCGTATGTGCCACCATGTGGCATAATGATGTTCGGCATTTCGTTTCTCTCCTTTTATCGTTTGTGTTATCCAGAACTGGCGAATCCCGCCATTTCCTCTTGAGCTTCGGTGAATTCCTTTTTGTCTATAATGTCCGGTTTCAAATCATCCTTGTCATCGTCATCACTGTCTTTGCTCACACCTTGTGGTCGAACCTCTGTTCCAAAAGACGCTAGATAAGTTGCCATTGCACGTTCCTTAATACCAGGCAACTTTTCTACAATCTCATCTACACTTTTTGCTTCCTCGCGCAAAACATCTGCGATCACAGAACTGAGGCCAAGCTGTGACGCCTTTTCAATAGCAAGATTAAGTTCCAACCCTGCTACTTTACCGTTTGCTCCACTAAGCAGGCCAGACAATTCAGTGACCTTTTCTGTGAGTGCAACATCAGGCACGGTAGCCTTCAGTGTCTCAACTTCTGCGGTTAGCGCGTCGATCTTTGCCTTTGCAGCGTCCAAGTGTTTTGTCAGGTATTCGTCCAGCAACGCCTTTGCATTACTCTCCAGAAGCTCCAGAGTCAGTTCTTTATAGTCCATGTCGCTTTCCTCACTTTCCTCACTAAAATCGAAACCAAGATTTTCCGGCTTAGTTATTCCTGCCCCAATTATACCAGCTTCGTCACAAAAGTCAACCCCAATAATTTTTGCATTCATCATCACCTCAAGATAACCAGTGGTCTCTTTTTCACCGTCGTCTCCATCTGCCTCTATTGGTTGTGTAAAACTTGTGACCTCATTCATGCGCACCGAAGTTTCTTTGACTATGCCATCATAATACAGTTGAATCAAATCCTTTCCCTCCGATGTAGGGGAAATGAACGCCGCATAACGAATTACCTCACCATCCCGCCACATAGGTTTGGTAATCTTACCAACGGGATTCTTGGTTGGCATTGTGAATAGACCACCATAAGCACTGCCGTGCTTGTTGTAAATGGTAATGGCGTGCCCAAGTACCATATGAGCATTGGTATTCTCCATGCAGAGATTATTGAACTCCGGTGAGTAGAAACGCTCGCACCCTGTGCCTTGTTGACTGATAACATTGTCTATCAGCGCAATTCCCTCGTAATGTAACCCGCTGCTCAATGCCTCTGACAAAGCAAGCTCTTCAGCAACAATGCCCTGACCAAAGATGCCAGCAATCATGTCCTCATTGATTTGTTCCTCAAGAACAGAAGCAAAGGCTTCACCCTTGCGGACTTTGTGCCATTTACCGTCTGTACCCGTCCGATAGCCAGCCTTACGTAGCGCGTTATTCATGGCAGAGTACGCAATCCTGAAACGCCGTCCAACATCCTTGTATTTTGCTACCAAGCTGTTGTACGTGCTGATAAAGATGTCCATAAACCTCTGCGGAATGTTTCTACCTTTCAACTGTCGTGGTGTCGTTCCCTTTTTGTAAGGCATTACAATACCTCCTATATCCCAAAGAACTGTTTAAGCAGACCAGCGAGAACTGCTAGAAAGATTGCACAAACTAACCACATAAGCCACTTGATATTGTTACGCATCACTGGTATGTACTTGGTGTGCTCTTGTACAGCACCCATCTCTTCGTTAAGTGTCGTAATGTGTCTGCCCTGTCCACGTATCTCTTGCCACAACTCTAACCACTGCTTCTTACTGATAAACATGTTTCACCTCACTCTTTGTTGTCTGATTCTGGTTCTGGTTCCGATTCCGGTTCTGGTTTTATGTTCTTCTCTATTCCCTCAAGCTCTTTCAATTGTTTTTGACTCATGTCCATCCAGCTCGTACAACCAGCAAGGTGTTCACAAAGCCTAAAGGCCCACGATCTAAACTCTTTCAAAGTCATCACGCTTTTTGCGCGATTACACACAAAGCAACAAGACACAACATTATCAGTTGTATAACCCTTGTCGTTGTCAACGCGGTCTAGGCCGTTGTAGACATAATTACCATTTACCCGTGGGTTTTTATAAACCTGTGATGGAGCATCCCCACAATAATGACACGATTGTTTGGTAAGGTAACGAATTTGCTCTTTTGTTAGCTGCCATTCGTAACCGCGTACCCTAGCACTACCCTCCATTACACTAACAACTGCGTTAAAAGCTGCTTCGCCTTCAGGTAAAGTGTGTAACCTTCTTACAATTTCCCTCCGCAAACATCCACAGCTCTTAGAAGTTCCTGATTGAAGGTTAGTACCTGTAACGACACCCTCCTTTCCACAGTCACATTTGCACAACCAAGCCGCCTGCCCACTTCCATTAGAACCACACCTTTTAATGACAGTCCACCTGCCATATTTATGACCTTCACGATTAACAACGTTGGACACGCCCACACGCCTCACAGCTTCCTTGTGTAAACATCCACAACTTTTCGTCCTCCCAAAACGGAGACTACTACCAAGCGCAGTGGTTAACTCTCCACAATCACATCTGCATAACCACTGTGCTGCTCCATGTCTGTTGTTTTGAGTGCGTTCCAGCACCGTCAATCTTTCGTAGCGATTACCCATTTCGTTGACCATCGCTGGCATAACAAAATCCCTCACTAATCAGCGTTCGACCTCGGCCCTGCTTCTGGCTCAACATCTTTTTCCAACCCACTCATTTCCCTAAGCTCCTTCTGCGACATACCCAACCAATTACTACGAATGTAAGTGTGGTCTACGATACCCAACTTCAGTGCTACCGCAGCAGCATCAACATAGTTCTTCGTGGTGACACTCTTCTCCTGTTCATCTTCCCAACTAGGGGCCGGCCACACAATTTTGTATTCCACACTGTTAGGATCAAGTCCCCACATTAGCAATTGCAGATCAATGGTATGCTCTATCGACATGCTCAACATTGATTGCACACGCCTGACGGTGCGTGCAAATCTACGATCCTGTTGCTGCAAGGTAGCCTTAGCATTGATGTCACGCTCTATGCCAAGGTGTGCCTTTGGAACTTTCAGTGACGTGATGATCTTGTTCTGGTAATACTCAATTGCTGACAAGTTCCAGAATCCTGTGTTGCTGGTATCTAGTACCTTAACGTCTGTCAAACCCTCCTGAACACGACCTCCCATTTCACGATACGACTTAGCAATGTAGACATCTTTGACCACTGATAGTTGCTCCGTGCCTTTTGTATCAGTAGCGACATCACGCGTCCTCAGCGTGTGTTTAAAGTCTTCTATAGCTTGCAGGGATTCCATCGGCCCTTTACCACTGGTGTCAATGATAAATAGTAAGCGAGCGAAGGCGCGAGTAAGCCAGTTAATTACTAATGCTTCCTCCATTGCCTGCAACTTTTTCCATGCTGTACGTGCTGTGAAGAGCAGCGAAGTTCCATACTTGCTACCCCCAACGCGATTCCATCGCATATGTTCCATCTGCCACGGATAAAAGCCAGCGACAAACTGCATACCGGCATTGACATACTGCTCAAATGCAAATTCACCCTGCTTACTACCATTCAGCAGCAAACCCTGTTTGTCCTCATTTCGCCTCATAGTGCTTGCAGGCATATCCATAAGGCGCACAATATTGAATTGTTTGTCAAAGACAAACTGAACAAAACAGTCACCGTATTTGAGAGTCTGCCTAGCAAACGAGTAGGCTTTATCTGCCCACCTAGTGCGTGCCAGCATTTGCTCTATGTTATTCACTAGAGCTTCAGGCACGCCGACATAGTGAAGGATGAAAGATTGACCAGCACCTTGCTCCGAGTTAACAGCATTGTCAGCCAGAATATCAAGTGCTGAAGTTACCTCGTCAACGGTTTCATCCATTTCCTCAGTATCTATGTACACATTCACGCGCTTGGTCGAGATATTGAAGAAAAGATTCGAGAGCATATCCAGGTTGTCTTCTACAACGCCGATAGCGGAAGTCGGCTGAGTCTCAGGTACAAGTGGTGTACTAAGCATTGTACGAATCTTTGCAAGAACCCGACCAATAAAACCTGACCTTTTAGGTGTATCTGTCATGTTACTTTCTCCATAATCGCCTCTGCATTGTCAACACAATATAGAATTAGCTCGCAGATTTTGTCTACATCCTGCTGCCCCACTGACATGCCGGTTGGTAGGACAAAAACCCTGTCCGAGACGACATCAGTTATTGGTAGAAAATGCGCCTCCTGGTTGTATGGAACCATCTTGTGACATGGCGGTGAAAAATAGCGTCTCGCTAGAACATTCTCAGCACGCAACACTTTAGTTAAAACGTCTGCCGACAGTGCCCCTTTCAACAGTTCAATAACCACATATTGATAGTTCCCACCTTCATGTGGATAGACACACAGATTTGGATGTTGTAGACCGTGCATATATCCAG